AAAGTTTTTAGCTATTTGATAAACTCCTTTATCTGTAACAGGACCAACTTTCGACACATCCCATCCAAACCATGTTCCTTTGTCATTAGACATCTGAACAGTTTTTAGATTATAAATGTGGCTGTAAGTAGGTGGTGTAAATAAGCCATTTTTCCCTTGTAGCTTAAGACCCATCATAATTGAGTTCCATTTACGACTAATTTTTAATTGAGTCGCTTTCATAGAAATCAATGCTGTAGATGGAGTTTTACCCATAAGAATCACAAAGTGATTCGCAGTATTTTCCAGATAATTACCATTTGGTAATCTATCTTTCCACGATTTATCACGAGTAGTTGTACTCACAATATCGCTATCTGCGCTATGGATTGCTACAGGAGCACCAGTGCTTTGACCTCTGTCTTGCCATTCGACATATTGTCTTTCATAATGGACTGGTATAACATTTATACCTTTAGCTCCATCATAAAGCTCTTTGGTTACACTGTTTACAATCATTCCAGGTTCTGCACCGTCAATAAACTTGGCATTTTGTTTATTAACTTCTGGAGATAATTGTCCCAATACTTTCAGAAATGGTAATGCAAGATCATCTTGCGTCATATTCTGAGAGCCTGCATTTGCATCAGCTTCGAATAAATTCGTAGATAATGCACCTGCTTCTTCTTTTCTTTGTACTTGGTTCATTTTTATTTGTTCCTTTTTATAGTTGTTTTATTTCCAACAAAAATGTTGAAAAGTTCCGTTGGCATTTCTTTACCTGCCTCAATACGCTCACGGACTAACGCTTTAAGAGTCATGGGTTCAACCTTCAACTTTTGTGTTGGTTGATACCCACGCTCTTGTGCAAGAGCAGCATAATCAGCTGCCTTGTTATCTTCGTTGCGACCAAAGGACACGGATATCTCATTTTTGATTATATCCCCTAGTCCATTCTCACGAAGCCAGTTAAACGCCGCATCTCTATTTGCTATAGTAATGTTGGCGCTATAATTTGGTTTAACATCTACCGAAGAGCCATCTACAAGTTTAAGATGAGATAAACCCATCTCACTCATCATAGTTGGAATAACTTCTCCTGATAAATGTTCATGTTTTTTCTTTAATTGTTTCAAGTGTTCTTCATGATTTTCTATATTTCTTGAAACCTCTTCTAAGTTTTCTACTTGATCAGCTAAAGATTTAATATCTTCTGTTTTTTGTAAAACATTTGCTTTATCCTCTTCAAAATTAATCATCTATTTTTCCTTTCTCATATAAGTTAATTTCAATAGGATAATAGGTTCTTTCTTGTTTATCCCATTTTAAAAGTTTATAATTACCATTGGTCATTTCTGATACAATAGAACATGCAACCCCAATAATAGCTGGGTCACCTGTTAATAATAAAAAATCTTTCTTTCTAAAATTTTTTAAACCTTGTCTTAATTTATAAATTAAAGGACCTGGTGAAAAAATAATTTGAGAAAGCTCCGGTAATAAAAATTTAAAACCACCATATTGTGCAGCACCCATAATATTTATTTTAGGATTGCCTACTTTTGTACCAGGAATTTCCTGAATAACATAAACTATGGACGGTTGTTTATCATCCATGACTGTTGTTTTATTATCTATAACTTTCATGCTTGACATATAGTGCATTAGGAACTATATGTCAATACATAGAAAGAAGAAAAATTATGAAATATAAATTTAAAACAAAACCCTACGCGCATCAAATAACTGCGTTAGAAAAATCGTGGAACAGAGAAACGTATGCCTATTTTATGGAAATGGGTACTGGTAAAACAAAAGTATTAATAGACAATGCTGCAATGCTTTATGATAAAGGTAAGATAAATGGACTTTTAATCGTTGCACCTAAAGGTGTGGTAGGAACGTGGTATAATCACGAGCTTCCAACTCATTTACCAAATCACATAGAGAATATGACGATATTATGGCAAGCAAATATCACAAAAAAACAAAAAGAAATTTTAGATAACCTATTTAAGGCTGGGGAAGATTTAAGAATTTTAGTTATGAATGTAGAGGCCCTTTCTACAGAAAAAGGTTATGATTATGCCTTTAAATTTTTACATGCTCATAATGCGTTAGTGGCAATTGATGAATCCACTACAATAAAAAATCCATCAGCAAAAAGAACTAAAAATATTATTAAATTATCTAATGTGGCTAAATATAAACGCATTATGACAGGTTCTCCTGTTACTAAAAATCCTTTAGATTTATATAGTCAGTGTGAGTTTTTAAATCCTTATCTTCTGGACTTTACTTCTTATTATGCATTTAGAAATAGATACGCTCAAATGAAAACTATTCATGTTCAAGGGAGGTCTATTCAAGTGGTAGATAAATTTCAAAATTTAGGAGAACTTTCAGACACTTTAAAAAATTTCTCTTATAGAGTATTAAAAGAAGATTGTTTAGATTTGCCTGATAAAATTTATATTAAAAGACAAATTACGTTGTCTCCCGACCAGAAAAAATTATATGAGCAAATGAGGAAAGAAGCTTTAGCTGTTTTAAATGGTAAAAAAGTTACAACTGTTAATGCTCTTACTCAGCTAATGAGATTACATCAAATCACATGTGGTCATTTTACCGCCGATGATGGAACTATTCAAAGAATCCCTAATAATAGAATTAGTGAATTAATGAGTGTATTGGAAGAAACAGAAGGAAAAGCTATTATATGGGCTCACTACCAATGGGACATAAAAGATATAATTAAAGAAGTTGTTAAGGTCCATGGTCCGGGTTCCATTGTTGATTATTATGGACTCACGCCCCAAGATGAAAGACAAAAGAATATTAAGAAATTTCAAAATAATGATAAATGTAGATTTATTGTGGGAACACCTCAGACAGGTGGCTACGGTATAACGCTTACCGCAGCCAACACTGTAATCTATTACTCTAATGGCTATGATTTAGAGAAAAGATTGCAATCTGAAGATCGGGCGCATCGAATAGGTCAAAAGAAAGCAGTAACATATGTTGATATTAATGCTGAAGAAACCGTTGATGAAAAAATTGTTAAATCTCTACGTAAGAAAATTAATATAGCCTCTGAAGTTTTAGGTGAAGAGCTTAAGTCTTGGATTTAATCACGCAAAACATAGGATATACACGCGAGGCGCGCAGAAATTTCAAAACCCTTATTTTATATTTATTTTCTTCGGCTTCTTATCTTCTGGTGGATTATAATTTAATTCCACTTTCAACATTCCATCTTCAAGTTTAGCTCCTGTGCATTCAACATATTCAGACAGTTGTAGCTTTCTTTGGAAAGCCCGTTTAGCTACGCCTTTATGGACAAAGTCTTCTTTTTCTTCAGAAGATTTTCCTTCAATAGATAAAATACCTTCTTGAACTTCAACATTTATATCTGATTTTTTATAACCAGCTAATGCCATCTCTAAGATGTACTTATCTTTACCAGCTTTCTTTATATTATAATGAGGAAAGCCTGCGTTTATAGTTGGTAGACGATGAAATCTTTCAAAGAAATCTTCGAAACCAATATAGTTGGGTAGGAAATTGTTTAAATTTATTAGATCAGTCATAGTAACCTCCTTGTTTAGACAGTTAATAATTAAGAGCCTTCCTAAAGCACTCTTACTTCTTATATATACTATTTTTTAAAAATTTCAACTACTTTACGTAACGATCAGTCGACAGTCCTAGGATTGGTTTGTATTCCGTTTTCCCACTAGAATTTTTAATGGCCATTAAATACTCTTTTCTATTACTATTTATTTCTTTCTTATAACTTACGTGGACCCAGCCCGAATTGGGTTGGCCCGGTTCAAAGTACTCGAGGATCAATTGATCAAACATAAGATTTTCTTTGATCCAGTCGCTGACTTCATTGTTAGGGGTGCCAAATATTTCAAAATCAGCCGCCTCTCCTTTGCAGTGCTGACTATTGCGTGAACTACCTATCTTTTGTGACAAAATTTCGTTGCGATAGCCCGAGGTAATAGTGACTACGTGGTTAAAATGGTCTCTAATGGGCTGTAGGACCCTTTCACAGAGCAATCTAAGGTTCTCCTGCTCATCCTCACTAGGGTTATTGTCAAGGCCCATCCTTGTAGCTGTTTGGGATTTGGTCAATTCTGCTAAGCTAAAATTTTTAGATAATTTCATTATGTTCTCCCAGCAATTATTTTTTCACTAGGAGATAGTAGAGCTTGTTCTGTCCTTGTCAAGTTAGTAATTGGATTTTTTTGCTGTGTATTTTGTGATAATTTAGGCATTGGAGTGTTACCTAATGGTGGTGTTTGTATCTCTGTTTGTTCTTTTGGTGCACCAAATCCTTTAAATGGACTTACATTCTGCCATATTTTTTCAATTCCTCTTTTAATTAATCCTGGTTTTTCTTCTTTGGATTCTGGTTTTAAAGACTTGCCTTTCCATTCATATTGAACATCTTTTAATTCAGATTTAGGAAATGCATAGTCTTCATCTAAATAAAATTTCATGTCTGGATTATCTTTAGTCATCTTAGCAGCTTGCTCTTCCAGTTGTTTAACTTTCTTTTTAAATCTAGCTTCAGAGAAGTTAGCTGGAACAAATTCGCCATTCATTAATTTTCTTATTCTTTTGTTAGGTATCTGAGCATCTTTTAATACTTTTTTAATATCTGATTCATCTAGATCTAATTTTAATGCGTCCTGAATAATATTATACATTTCTTGTTGAATCTTAAATGCTTCTTCTTGCATTTGGTCAAACTCTCCTACAATAACTGACGGTCCTCTATTTATATAATCTTCTGGAGAATATATTTTTTCCGCATCATCCACTGCTCTTAGTAATTGATTAAATCTTCCAGCTTTATAAGACAAAGAATTTTTAACATCAATATCTATAACTCTAATACCAGCCATTAATGCTAACAACTCATCTCTAAGAGAAATTTCTTGTCCACCTTTTTTAACATCACCTGTTAATCCTCTAAGAACTTTTTTCCCAGATGTTAAAGCTCCTGGTTCAATTCCTTTCCATATATGGGCATAAGACTTATCAAATTTATCGCTAAGACTATCAGACGCTGAGTAGATTCGAGAACCTGTAGCAGTGACACCACCTCTACCACCCATTAAATAACCTGGTGGCATAACGTCTTGCATTTTTTCCAGTCCAATTTGTTCTGAAATAAATGGTTCCATAAGAGTCATGATAGGACCATCGGCTGAAAACATTTGACTTAGTATATAATCTTCTGTCTCTTGAGGATTTAATTCTTGTTTTTGAGCTTGCATTAAAGCTGCTTCAATTGGTTTTTGTAATACATCGTACGGACTAAAGTATGAAAAGTTAATAGCTTTTGCTTTGCCCTCGTCCCAATCTGTTAAAGGAAGAAGATTGGATGCTCTGTCCCAGTCTGCTGCAAAGGATCTTTTATATCCATCCCATTGCTCTTCGCTTGATCCTGTTAACCATAAAGCTCCTTTGTATAAACCGTATCCATAGCCATAGAAACCTAAAGCAGCTCCCATTAATCTATTCAATCCCATTTGTCTTATTCTAGGATTAGGATGAGCTGCTTGTCTTAAACCAAAGTTCATTATATTCATTCCTGTTCTTAAAATTTCAGCTTGAAACGATACGAAGTTTCCAAAGAAAGGAATTTTTCTAATGTCTTTAATAAATTGTGGAACTTTACTATAAGTGGGATAAGTATTTCTTATCTCCCATGCGGAAGCATCATCCAGTAAGTCATCAAATGTTTTTTTAGCTCCAGTTAATAAATCATCTTCATTAACATACTCTCCCATGTATCGTCTGTATGCATTAAGAGCTTTTGCATTAGGAAATATTTCTGCTAGTTGAGATTTAACCCAGTGTCTTCCATACCATTTCCACATGTTATCACCACCTGCATAAACCCTACTTGCTTTTTTAACAAACTGTGTATCTTGAAAACGTTGAAATAGTTTATCAGTTGTATTGATAGCTCCTCTATTAATATCTTTAATAACCGCCTGAATTTCAGCTGCAATTACGTTTTCATCCATCGTTCCTAATCGAACTTCTTTTTCAATAGCGTCATAAAATTTTTTAGTATCTACTTTTCCAGGTGCTGGAAATATATCTCGCCAAACTATTTTCATTGAATCAATAACACTTGTTCTTCCTCCTATGTGCATATTAACTAAAGGAAACAAAGCAGATGCTTCAACGTTTCTAACTTGTGTTTGTGGAGAGAAAACTGTCTTACCCATTTGAGTCATGACTTTAAATTGTAAAGCGTGTCTCCAAATAGCAATGTCAATTAATTTATCTAATGGTCCTCCAACTCCTTCCAACATTCTTTTTGTTGCAGGAGATACATATAAACCTACTATGTCACTTGGTAAAACTCCTAGTCGTGGAATTTTAAAAATTTGCTTAGCTCCAACAATGTAAGGAATAGCTTCTGCTTCTGTTTTAAATGCAAGCTTGTTATCCAACATATATTTAGCCATCTTATCGTATTGTCTTTTAGTAACTAGCTCTGAAACCATTTCCATTCCGGTGTTACCAATTTGAGATTTTAAATCGGGACGTTCACCTATAAGTTTTCTAATAGCTGTAGGTAAAAGTTCTCCTTTTTTAAGAAATTTAAATTTATCATTTCTTAAATGTTTTAATCCAATTTTTTCCATTGCTGCTAAAGGATCTGATCCTTCTGTTCTTCCTGTGTGAAGAATGTTTTCCATGATACGTCTACCAAATAGATTATAGGCTCTATCTTTTGTTACATTTGGGAAAGCTCTTCGAGCTTCTTGTCTGTAATCTTTATTTCTTTTTACTACATTTCTTACAATCCAAGTTGAAGCGTTAATTTTATCCCTTGGATTTACTAAATATAAAGGATTGCTAAAAGTTCCAAAAGATGATCTTAAATATTTATTAAGATCATTTAATAACATTATTTTGTATTCTTTAAATTTTGTAGAGTTAGGTAAAGCATCTGCATAAAGTTTTCTTAACATTGTTAATTGTTCATCTAAATCTTTAGCAGCTAATCTTAATTCTTTAGGAAGAGCATTTAGCCCACCCTTTAATTGACCTTTTAAATATTCTAATACTTGATCGGCAAAATATTTTTCTCCAACAGGAGAAGTTTTATTAGTATTGTATCTTCTTTCAAACCCTTGAGCTAATTTGTAAGCTGAATTATTAATATCATCTAATACTTTAAATAATCTTTTACCTTTAGATCTAATTGTTAATTTTGCTGCTTCATCGATTGTTCCTAAAGCTTCATTATATTTACCAAAAGAAGAAAAATAACTTAAAAAATCTTGAAACTTTCTAAGTCTTTTTAATCCTTTATCCGGTGTTGTCTCTGGTATTAATTTCCATTCATCAAATGGAGGAAGCTGTCTAATCAAAGATTTATTTTTCATCGTAGGCATTCTTAAGTTTGCAGTTAACATAGGTACTACTGCTTTCTCTAAGACTGCTCCTGTCCAATCTCGTGTAGCTCTAGCAACAGCTGGAACTCCTGGAGTTCTTGCTAAAATAGCTGAAGCTGTATTAAAAGTTCCTCCCACTCCTTTAAGAGTTAATCCTACTCCTGTTTTAACTACAGGTTTCACGCCCCACTTAGTTCCTAACTGAGCAGCTTTTCCAACTAAAGGAAAGCCACCACCAATCATTGCTCCTTCTCTTGCAAATCTAACTTTATTAATTAAAGTTGCTTTAGCTAATTCTTTTCCAGTTAAACCTTTAGTATTGATAGGTTTATTAATTCTTCCAGTACCTGGTTTACCTATTAAAGCTCCCCAACCTATACCTCTATCCATATCAGGACGTCCACCACTTCCAACAAACGCATCAGCAAAACCTAAGATGAATACACCTTCTCCCATTCTTGTTGCAATCTTAGATCCTTTATGAGTTTTATTATATTCTTGAAGTTGTTTTAATTTTTTCCATTGCATTGCCCCATTTCTAATTTTAGTAGCAGCAGAAAGAGGAACGGCGTATTCTCCAATAAGTTTACTTATGTCTCCTAGCCATGTTTCAGGTTCATCGGCTGCAAAAGACAAACTTTTATCCATAACATCATTAAATTTTTCCTGAAAATCTGTACTAAACGCATAATCAATAGGAGTTAAAACCCATTCACTAGCTGACTGAATAAAGTTTCCAGTTCCTTTCATTAACTGAGTAGCAATATCAGTATAACCTTCTACGTATTTTTTTCTTCTTTGAAACTTTTTATTTGCTTGTTGCTTGGTAAGTTTTTCTAAAGTTTGTGGTTGTGTTCCCGGAACAAAACCTAATACAGACATTGCATCAAACAATCCTTCTTTAGTATATTTAGTAGGTTTCTTTTTAGCTGGGAAAATTTTTTCTTCCGTTGCTATAAGCATTCTTTGAAAATCACTATAGTTTTCTATGTCTGCTTTCTTTTTCTTTTTAGGTCTAGTATAAAAAGGAAATTCTTGAGACCTTAAATCTTTTTTTATTTCTTTTTTACCGTAGCCTCTAGTGTCTCCACCTACTTCACCTTTTAAACCTTTATCTAAAATGTTTAATTTTATATCACTCCAAAGAGTTCTTTTGTCTTCGGCCATTTTACGCCTCCGATGGTAGGACTAGGTTGACTCCGTATTTAGCGTTAAAATTATCAACGTCTTGTTGTGTTTGAATTGTTGCAAAATCTCCTAAAGCAGCAGCGCTACTTACTAACAATCTTACAATGTCATCTGTAATTTCTACTGGTAATCTTGATCTTAATTCTTCATATGAAAGCTGGTCTGAAGGCATATCTTCTACAACTGTTTCTTGCATAGATACATCGCCTCGAGGAGTTTGAATGTTTACATCTTCTTGTTCAACTAATTCTCCTGCTCGATAACCAGCTCTGCCACCTTTAGCCCCTGGCCAATTTTGGTGCCGAAGAACTATTTCATTTATATCTTCTTCCGTCATCTCTATTATTTTCTTTTCAATTAAATGAGGATTTGTTTCATAATATTCACCTACTGTTATTTGTTCACCTGTTATAGGATGTGTCATCATTTCTTCAGATAACGGTCCTTTTAGTAATTCTTTTTTGTTGCTTTGTTTAAGATTATCTATTCCTCCTTCAGCGGCTATGATTTCTTCAATATCAACACCAGAAGTTTTTTTAAATCTATCCAGATCCATTTGAATACTGTCCCTTTCATTTATCCAGTCTTGACGTTCTTTTTTTTGTTCTTCAGTTAAAGTAGTTGGATCACTCCATATATCTTGCCATTTAAGGATATGAGACTGTTTTCTTGATAAAGCTTCTTGTCCAAGGATGCCCAGCTTCTCTTGGCTATAAATTTGCCCTGCTGATTCACCGGCTAATGCTTCAGCTTTACCAGCTATAATTTGTCCTATGATATCACCTCTTTCTTTTCTTGGAGTTTCTTGCTCATACATTTTTCTTTGTTGAAACTGTGCAAAAGGTTCTTTAGCTGATGCTGCAGCTGTAGATAATAAGCCCCCTTGAGGAGGTCTACTTGCTATATCTAATCCAAAGTTAATTAAAAAATCATTTAGGTTCGTGCTCCGTGGTCTTGGACCCCTTAATTTTGTAATACTTGCTATTTCTTCTTCAGTTGGAAGAACTTGTTGCACCCAACCTTTGTCTGCATACCCTTGTCTAGGTCTCAATCCAGAAGTAATTCCTTCTCCGGCACTCCCACCTCTTCTAAACATTGGTCTTGATAAAGTTCTACTCATTATTAACTCCAAGGCCATTTCATTCCACTTGGAAAATTTCCACCACCTTTACCCATTATATTTCCCCATATACCACTTCCAACAGCTCCAATACCTAACGCAGTTTGCAACGGTGTAGGGTTAGGTGTTACTGAAGATTGGAATTGAGCAGGATAACTACCAAGTAATGTAGATATACCTTGACCTAAATAACCTAATCTTTCATAAGGCTCGTAAGCTTTAAGTCTAGCTGCTTCTCTTTCAGCATCAAGGCCAGCCTGCGCTTGCGCTTGTTGAGTCGCGCCCAATTGACCCTTCAAAGCTACGTCTGCTGTTTGTAATCCTGGAACAGTTCCAGCCAATTGCATTTGGTTCATATATGCTTGCTGTGCTGCATTTTGTGCGTCACCAAAACCTTGTTGTAATAATCCTGATTGTAATAATGCTCTGTTTAAATCTGATTGAGTTTGATATTCTGATCTCATCACACCTTCACGTCCTCCACCTAAGTTTCCAGATTGTGTAGCCAGGTCAGCTATACCTAATAATCCTTTTTCAGCTTGCTTATCATATGCATCCATAGTTGTTTTAATAACCTCTTCTTGATACGGAGACATAAAGTCTGAATAAGCACTTGGCCCTGTATAAGCCGATGCTTGTGTAATGTAAGGTTGATAAGCACCAATACCTTGACCAGCCATTGTATAGGCATCAGTTTGATATTGATCTTGTGGTGCAACTTTAGGTGCAAATTGTGATGTATCTAAAGGTGCAGCTGTAATACCACCTATTCTAGTTGCATAATTTTTTGTGGCATCTGTTAAAAAATCTGCTGGTAAAGTTTGCGCTGTTTCTGTTGCCATTATACTACCTCGCTTAACCTTTCCGAAACTTCAAACATTTCTTGAGCGCCACCTAAACCTTGTGACTCTTCTGATACTTGTCCTCCAGCTTCTAAATGCTTCATCATGTTTTCCATTATTTCTGCGCCTTTGTCAATGTCTCCACCACCTGCGCCTCTTACAGCATCAGCTGTCATTACAAATTCATTTACACTTAATCTTGCTGGTACATCATCAGCTTTTTCTTTTTTACCTATAGGTACAAATCCACCTTCATTTCTATAATCTTTTTCCATGCCACCTAAATCCATTAAGCCACCTTCTTGAGCTCCAATTCTTCCGCCTTGAGCGTTTCCTAATCCTCTAGTAGATTCTATTTGATATTTATCATCATCTTGAGCTATTTCTTTAGCGCTCTCATAACCATAACCTAAGAACATTAAATGTTCCAATCGTTTTAAATACTCATTTCTACCAGTAGCATACCCAATTCTTCCGCCTTGAGCTCTGTCTTCTGTGTACACATCAGCATCCACTACTAGGTCTAAACCATATTTATCATTCACTGCTTTAATTTTTTCTACATCATTAGATGCCACTGCATCTTTTACTTCTTCAATCATAGACTCATAATCATAATCAAATTTTATTTGATCAGGAACATTTATTTGACCACCTTCAGTAGTAGGGTCTTCCATTCCTACACCTGAAAAAGGAAGAGCACTAAGTGCAGTTATTCCTCCTAAAGCTGTTGGCATCCAAGAACCATAACCTTTTATTAAATTCAATTTACCTAACAAACCTTCTCTACCTGGTGTCCACATTTTTGCTGGGGTCATGTTCCAAGGCAGCGCACCACCACCTCTTCCTGCTACTCCTGATAACCATCCTTGGTATGGACCTAAATAATTAGATGCTAATGCACCTACTCCGGCAGCTAATAAAGGATTACTTGTAACTTTTTTAAGTGCTTTTTTAACAGGTTTAGTAACGGAGCTAACTAAATCTCCTAAACCATATCCAGGTCTTCCACCTTCAGCCACACCTGCTCGACCTTCTCCAATAACCATCATTCTAAATTGTTCAAATGACATAGGTGTTGCATTAGGTCTTTGTTCTAATAAATCATTTACATATTTATCATACTGTTCTTTTAATAAAAGATCAGCCGTTTGTTGTGGTGCTTGTGGTCCTTCATTACCTTCATATTTAATAGAAGGTGCGCCTGCTTGTAATTGTTGTGCTTGTTGTAAATCTGTTATAGCCATAATTTTTAATGTATTTAATGTTAAAGAGCAGGTATTTTTCCTGAGTATTTCACACTACTATGTTTTTGCAAAAAGATCAAGTGTTGGCATTCTTACCTGCACATCTCTTTTGACATCTTCTTCAGGAATATTAGCAGCTTTTAGAGCGGCTTCATCCTGGTATATTTCTCCTGTTTTTTTATTGGAAATGATTGTCTTTACGTCAGCGTCAATAACGGGGATTTCTTTCCCATTTACGATAGTTGTTTTCATTATGTTGTTACCTCTTTTAAAATGTTTAAATAACTTATACCAATAGTCACAGAATCGGTTGAACTCATAGTTACTTTTAACAGAGTAGAACCTTCTACAATTAAAGGTAAAGTTAGTATTTCTACACTAGCATTTGCTGATAAAGCTTTAGTATTTTCTATAGCGTAGGTGTTATTTTTGATAGTTATAGTGGGTGTATTTCCCGTGTTATTTGAAACACGAAAAGATTTTATAATGTAAGTTTCATTAGCTGCCGGACTACTAGAACCAAACATAGATGTTTCATCCGTAGTTGTTAAAGTTACACCATAAAATTTGTATTGATTGACAACAGCCATTATTCTAAAAAGAAACTTCTAGCTTCTATCTCCTGTTTTAATTCTTCTTGAAATGTAGAATTTAATTTTTCTAACACAGCATCTAAATCTCTAACTAAAGATTGTGCTACGTCTTCTCTATATTCTGTACTAGCTCTAGTTAATGTTTGTACTATCTTGGCCATAAACTAATTAAGCCTCCCTTAGCCATTAAATCGTCTCGTGTACGATGTCGTGGTGCACCAGGAGCTCTTCCTAAGTTTGCTGGATTGCCTTGAGCCATTCCCATATTATCTCCTGATCCTACATTACTAGGATGTCCTGTATTGCCGGTTGCTATGTCTCTAATATCTTTTTGTTTAGCTTGCATTTTTTCATCTTGATAATCCATGTGTCCATATTTATCCATCCACTTCTGTGCCATTGCTTGTGAAGTAGGAGAACCCATAACTGACATCCCTGGTGCATTCATTCCTTGGAAAGGTCCACTTGTCATTTGGAATGGATTTTGTTGTGTGCCTATTCCTACACCATAGTTTTGAAAAAACTGGTTATTCATATCTTTTTGTGCTTGAGTTAATTGTTGTCCTCTTATTCCTTGCATTAAGTATTCTAAGGGAATTCCTGATAGTGCACCCCATGCCATACCCGGAAGTTCTTTCATAAAATCAACACCCCCTGTAAATTTATCTCTCAGTGTATCTATTCCTGATGCTATTTTTTCTCCAATCCCTATAGTTTCTTCTCCAAACATTTCATTAAACTCTTCTTCTGTTACATACTTTGGATGATTCTCATTACTATATCTAGATGTTTCATAAGTATGTCCCATGTCATCAACAACCTCTCCTCCCTTATCAAAACCTAATCTCATTATTCCACCACTATCTTTTTGAATTCTACTTCCGTAAGTATCAGTCCAGTCTCTTGCGATCTCTGGTTCGTTAGCCCATAGGTATCTTCTTTGTGCTTCTGATTTAAATGGCATTTTTATCTTCTTCCTCCTGCATGTACATCTAACCTAAAAGTACCGAATTTCCAATTAGAATCTACAGCACTATTAGAAATAGTTAATGCAACAGATCTAGCTCTGGCTCTACAAGATTGATAATTAGTACTTGAAGTAATAGAAAAAGGTCCTAATGAAGAACTGGTAGCAGTTTGATTAGGAAAATTTCTTAGATCTAATTGAATACTAGTAGCCCCACTTTGAGAAACAAAGTCTGGTAAAAATCTACTAATTCTCATCATATATTCACCATCTCCTCTAAAAGTAATTCCTTGTTTTTGATCTTGAGTAATATCAAAATCACCGGAAGTAATACTAGCTGCAATAGCACTCGTAGTTCCCCCCTTAATTTGATTAGTTCCTTTTTCATGTTCATAGTAAGTTGTAACCCCATCTGTATTTCCTACTGTTAAACACGTGTCAGTGCCTGCATCATAATAAGTAGCATGAGGCAAACCAAAAACTTCTGAGTCTTGCCATGTAGTTCTTGGGAATAACGAATTAGCATTGGTGTACCAAATAGGTCTGTTCGGTGTTGAATCTAAATAACTATAAAAGACTGCTCTATTAATTACATTCGAATCAGAAGTAGGATAGAACCAAATTACTTCTCCAAACAGGTTGTTCAATGCACAATATATTAATTGATTAGAAGTTGTATTCAAATCATCATAAACATAGTCTTCGACTAAACAATCCATAGATTCTAATTTACCAGTGTATCTAAAGAAACCATTTTCTGACATCCAATACGCAGCACCATCAACCTCAACAGCTGCATTCATTCCAATTAATCCACAGTTCGTACCCACTTGCTCAAAGGCAAACGTAAATGGCTGACCTACAAAACGCATGGTAAATAATGCAGTATTGGTCCATACATAAATAGCATTTCTACCGAGCTTAGCTCCCATGATCCGTGAGCCGGCAGCCAGTCTTTGTGTACCAGCAGTATTAGTTGCTGTTGGAGCGTAGGTATTTATATCCTCTTGAGAAGAGAAACGTATAAACATATTATCCTGAGTACTATTATCTCCAATAGTTGTCTCTGTTCCAAAAAATACTAAGTGTCTATCGGGTGTTGAAACTAACATATCACGTGACGCGGTTGGTGCTCCAGAAATAATTGTTGCTCGTGTAGTAGTGGCTGTTGTTGAATCAGCGTCCCATTCAAAGCAAGCATTGTTAACAATTAAAGCTATTAATTTATTTCCAAAATTATCCAAGGCCCATAGACCAGGCTCAGCTACTTTATCTCCCGAAGAAGCTACTTGGCCCCATCCACTGTAATCAGTAATATTAGTTACAGTTGCTCCATCAGAATGTGTGGCAGCTGTAGTTCCATCAATTCCTCGGGTCACTCCAGTTAAAACATTAGCAGTAATTCCAGTATAACTTATGTCTTCAGTCCCAATTCTTAGTTTAGCTGTTCCACTTGAAATAGTGAATCCTGTTGAACTTGTTAAAGTAATTCCAGTCGTCGCTGCAGCATCTGTGATTGCTCCATTTAAAGTTGTTGTTTGTGGAGCTGTTACAGTTCCACCAAATTGTGAAATACCCCAACCGTATACTCCCACCTGTTCAGCAGGTCCTACCGGGTAATACCATTTAACCGAACAGTCTCCATCACTGGCCGTTGCGCTTGCATTGGATGCCATTGTAATAGTAATATCAGTAGAGTCTACTATCGTAGTTATCATAAAAGTTTTGTCATCAAAATCAGAAGCAGAATAACCAGAACCTGTAGGAGGTGTAACATCTTCAAGTAGTATAATATCTCCTGCTGTCATTCCTGAAGTAGAAGATAAAGTAATTGTAAGAATAGGAGAGCCTGAAGTAGAAGCTAAGGCATTAGTTAATGCTCCGAAGTCAGTTTTAATTGGATGGATATCATAGTAAATTCCTCCAGTATAAACGTATAAAATTCTGTTTGTTCCTATGGCAGCAAACTTAACACCTTCTTTATTAACCAGATGATGAAGAGCTCTAGCTGACCCACACAAAGCTTGGTCTCCTAATTCAGACCATCCACCTATTTTTTCTGGGGTTCCATATCTAAATCTAACATTTTCACCCCCTGTCCATTGAGCCTCAGCTCCTGTAGGTGTAATTTGTTTATTGAATCCTGGTAAAAACCCTATCTTTTGTAGCATATAAAAACCTGTTTTAAATATAATAAGCCACTTTTATATTAAAATCTACAAAAATTCTAGATGTCTTCTGATTCAGTTTGTTGTTTTTGAACGTCTTTAGGAAAATGCTCATTTAATTCTACCAAAACTTTAGCCACATTATTAATAGCGTTCTTGGCTTTAACAGCAGGAAGGACTATTTTTTTATGCTTTCTAATAGCCTTAAATTCTGCCCTAGAAAAATAAACTTCTACATCACCTGTTTCTTTATTTTGAGTTATCTTCATTTTTGCATTCCTAATAATTCTCTCTTATCTTTTAAAAAATCCTGAAAATTACCTTCCTTATTAACATAATGTAAAAATACATATGAAGAATAATCTCCTTTTAATTCATCTCTCCAATGTTCTACTTCTTGTCCTAAATATAGAGCTGCTTCTCCTGGTTTTAAATAAATAGGAGTTCCATTCATATAAATAGGCCATTGCTCTCCATCATTATCTATACAAACCGTTACACTTATTTCACAGGATGGTCTATCCTTATGTTTTTTTAACTTAGAAAATCTAGTATATAATCTAAAAAAACTATAGGTAGGTAATAAGGTTAAGCCGGATTCTTTTTCTACAAGTTTTTGTTTTTGAAGCATTAAAGAATCAAATAGAGGATCACCATATAAAGTAAAATTAGGTTCTTCGGATACTTCATCCATATCCGGAGCATTAATATTTAATCTATGTCTTATCATTGCATAATCTTTTATTAACATTCTTTCTTCTATAGTTAGAAAATTATCTATTTTTGTAAATTTAAAATCTTTACCTATCATAATAACCATGAGACTAAAGCGTATCTCACTCCTTTTTCTACAACATGTGCTTTATGGGGATATAAAAAATTAGAAGGCCATATAATCATTCTACCTTTTTTAGGTTCAATGATCTTTGAATTTTCTTCATCAGGACTAAAAATCTCTACCTCCCCTCCTTCATAATCATCATTTAAAAATATAATGACACTTAAATTTCTTGGATGAGTAGCTACATGATCTGTATGAGTATTATAAAAACCACCTTCTTTATATTTAAGTACAGCTAAAGATATAATTTCTTGAAGAGGAAAATGTTTTAAACCTTGTGAATAAATTGTATGAACTGCCTTAGTAATTTTATATCTAAAATAATTATTCCAAGTAATATTGGTAGGACTTTTATGAACTTTACTCATTTGACATTCTTCCACGTTCCTAACATTTTTATCAATGGTATTGTCAGAAACAGGGGTTACTATTCCAGAAGATTTATAGGTAAAGGTTTCGCATACTTTTAAAAATAAATTAATATTTTTTTCTTCAAAAAACCCATCTACAATTTTAACATAATCTCCTAACTGCATCTTTTTTTCTTCCAAAAATCTGATTTATAATTATGAAGAAATCTAAAATCAAATAATAAATGTTTAAATTTAAAGCTATCACTAGAGCCTGAAGATATTTTCATCTTCCAGTTATCTCTTTTAAAAGGAATAATTTGAACATAAGGAGTTCCTTTTTTTAGAATGGTGTCTAAAACAGGGTATTTATCTCCATTTATTATAATAGGAAAATTAATTTCTCTATCAAAAATATCAGTATCTACAATACCTGGAATAATATCAAATCTATCATCATTGTTATTTAAAGGTGAAGTAAATAAACAAGAATAACCAGGAGGGGTTTTTATAATCCAGGGATTAAATATTTTATGAACAGGAAGATTTTTGTTTTTATCAAGTATAGGACAACCTCCTTCTTTTCCTCCTAATTGAATAACAGGATGATAGGCATGACTGTTTTTAGAACTGTCATTTAAATTTACACCAAACATGGCTCTAGGTGCGTCTATAGGAAATTTATGAAAACAATCTTTAATTTTCTCTCCTTCCTCATTTGTATTATCTACATTATGTAGTATGTTCATGTCTTGAGGCATGGATAAAACATACCCAAAAGTTAAAGCATCCAAAAAAGGCATACATCCTTTAACAGTTTTTAAGTCAGGAATGTGATTTAATTTTTTATACCACTCAGGTATATTTAGTTTAATAGGCTTAGGATAATCTTGTTTAAGATCAACATAATTTTTAGGTGCTATAAACTCTATAACTCTTTCGAACATTATAGAAAGTATATAACAATAATTAACCGATTTGTAAAGGGTGTAGGAAAATTATGCCATTATCTAAGCAATGTTTTTCCCAATTAAGTGGATAAGATAAAGAAGATGTATCAACACCTTCTAAAACAGTTTTGTAGTTTTGACATTGAGTAGCAAATTGATCACCTACATTATTATCTATAAATAACTTTAATTTGTCTGTAACTTCTGACAAATAAGTTTTTAAATTAGTTTCTGAAAGTTGGTCTCCAGTTTCTCCTTCTGCAAGATCAACTACACTACCTGTATCAGCATCATATTTTTTTTGATTAGTTCTTAAAGATTGAAAATCAGCATCACTTACATCTACTAGATCAAACTCAGTATCATTAATACCATTGTAGTCTGCTAAGTCAGTAGCATTCGCTGCCATTCTCCACAGTGATTTAGGATTTTTTCTTACAATTAAAGTTGCCATTATTATGCTCCAACATTCTCAAAAATAACTAAAACTCCAGGAGCTCCGGCTTTGGCCTGATTAATTTGATCATTATTGATTCCGGGTCCACCTTTACCAACAGCTTGTTGAGAATTTCCACTATCATACATTTCTTGTCCAAACATAGTACAATATGCAGCATTAGCATTGTCTACACCACTACCACTTAAATTAGTCACTGCTCCAGGCGCACTCCCAGCTGTTCCTGCTGATTGATTAGTTCCTCCACCACCAGTTCCAGCGTTTACTGTAACGGTTTGTGCAATAGTGGTTGCTTGTCCATCTTGTCCAACACCTCCGTAATAAGTTTGAGCTCCTCCCGAGCCTCCTGCACCGGCTACATAGGCTTTAGAAAAACCTGGTCCAGTTGGAAAATTATAAACACCCCATGCTCCAGCGCCACCAGTTTTTGATTGAGTTTCAGTAGTACCAGCACCACCTCCACCACCAGCACCTGATGCAGCATAAACCATAGCATAGTTACCATTGTTAGTTGCAAAAGTTCCTGTAGCAGGACCTCTAAATGAATATTGCATAACCATCGCACCACCGGCAGAACCAGATGAAGCAGTGATTACTCTTCCTGAAGAGTCAACCGTTATATCCGAAGCTGTGTAAGCTCCTTTGGCTAATTTAATTATTTTAGGCATTTAATATCTTCCTCCTTTATTAGTCAGCCATTTCAGTATAAGAAACATGCCAAGATAAATCACTTGCTGTTCCTGCTGTAACGGCTAATAAATCTGTTTCATCTAACCAGATAGGAGTATCTAAAAAACTTAATGTTGCATCTGCTGGAACAGAAATTGTACTTCCAATTTTATAGTAAGTACTTCCATTGTCATTACTAATTTCTATAGTAACATCACATGCGTTAGTTCCATCTGTATTAGATATTAAAATTGTATCTATTTTGGCAGCGTACTCTGCAGTAACGTCAACCATAGTTGTTCGGTTTGTATCTCCTAAGTTGCCCATAGCATTCTTAGGTGTAATTGTTGAGACGGTTGCTAGATTAGGTGTTGCCATAATTTAAATTCCTTCTTATTATTATCCGAAAATCATTGCCATTGCAATAGATTTTCCAACTGTTGATATTGCATTTCCTCCTATTTGAACAGTGCCAGTTCCTTTAGGAACAAAGTTAATACCTACGTTGCTATCGCCTCCAGAAGCCGTAAAAGACGGGGCATTTCCAGTAGCTGCGTTAGCGTAAGTAAGCTCATTAACAGCTGATCCTGTTGCTGTCAACAGGAATAATTCATTACCACTTGTATCTAAAATAGAAGTGCCTATTTTAGGAGAAGTCAATGTTTTATTAGTTAAAGTCTGTGTGCCTGTTAAAGTCACATCCCCACTACCAAAACCAGTATCTACTATATCAGGATTAGTTCCATCGTTAGCAGTTGCATAAATAATTTTGGTTCCTTTATCAGTAGTTGCCCAAGTAACCGAATCACCTGAACCAGAAACATATTTAAATTGAACTGTGTAAGCACCTGATGTGCCATTTTTAATTATATAAAAAGTTTGAACATCTAAAGGAATAGTTACAATTTGGTTCCCAGTTATTGTCCCAGTAAATTCTATAACTCTATGTGCAAGAGTTGCACCTGTTGATCCATCAGATACAGAAAGTGTAGTTGTTTGAGCTCCACCTGCAATAGATTGTGAAACATATCCACCAGCAAATTGTTCTATGATTTCTAAGTTTGTATTTGTTTTCGTTCCCCATGTACCGGCATTTTCGCCAGTAGCCATTTTTTCTACGCCCAAGGGAGTATAGGTTGATGCCATAATTTTTCTCCTAAATTATACTTATTTTGTTTTTATATTTTGTATTAATCACAATGTCAACATAGATTATGCGGAGGTTATATCCGAATAACTAGCTGATTGCGTTCCAGTAACACCTGAATAACTAGCTGATTGCGTTCCAGTAACACCTGAATAACTAGCTGATTGCGTTCCTGTAATAGTATTATAAGCTAGAGGAGCTGGATTTCCAACCGAAGCTGTTACACTTAATCCTGTTAACCCCACAACATCTGCAGGAGCAATTGCACCTACAGAGGCTGTTAAAGCCGATGGAGCGCTTAAATCATAAGCTGTTTCAATGATAGGGGTTCCTAAAGAAATAGTTAAGCCTGATGGAGCTGTAATATCAACTAGTTCAGTCGGTGTAACATCTATTTCTCCCACACTAGACGTAGCTCCTAATCCAGTTAACCCAACTACATCTGCAGGAGAAATACTTCCAACAGAAGCAGTTACACCTAATCCACTGATAGCTTCTCCAATTGCAGGAACAATAGCTCCCACAGAAGAAGTTGCACCTACGCCATCTATAGCGTAAGTCATTGTATGTGTTATAGAACCTAGTGAAGAGGTTGCGCCAACACCCGTTAATCCCATTACATCAGCAGGAGCAATTGCACCTACTGAAGATGTCATGCTTAATCCGGATGGTTGAACTAATTTATTAAATGAATCTCCCCATGGTTCTTCACCCCAACCATTTCTACCCCAACCAACTAAAGTTCCAGCGTTATCAAAATCACCTACGCTAGCTGTTAAAGTGGATGGTGCTGTTAAAGATATAATAGAAGTTAGGTCAAGAGTTAATGATCCTAATGAAGATGTTAAAGTTGAAGGAGCAGTTAATTCGGCTGTTATAATTTGACTAGCTGTTACACTACCAACACTTGAAGTTGCACCGACACCAGTTAAAGCAACAGAATATTCTACACCCCAACCAGAATTACCCCATTGCTGTCTACCCCAACCTTCCTCAGGAAAAGCTGAAACTGAACCTACACTAGATGTTAAAGTTGATGGTGCTGTTAATGATTGTGTGATGGTATTAGATGCCCAGGCATTTTCGTTCCAGGCTACTGAAGGATCATCACCACCCCAGATTGATGTAGACATAAGGAGTTCCTCCTTATGCTATTCTTACAATCGCTGTTGTCGCTGCTGCTGCTGGAAACTGAATTGTAAATGTTCCACTAGAAACAGTTTTGTCTCCACCAAAAGCTACTGCACAAACTGCAGCATCTGTGGAATGTGAATCATTATAAATTAAACAACCATTAGCTGTGAAAGAAGCTGATGTCCAAGAAACGTCTGAGAAATCACAAACTGCTGTTGAAGAATCTAAAGTTGGTGTAACACTTGTTAAAGTTGCTCCACCTGCGGTATATGCAGTTCCAGATGAATTAGTAATTTCATTTGTTGAAGCATAAGCTGTAGTAGATGCACTTAAAGTTGCAGAACTTGTGTATAATGCAATTTTAAAAGTATTTCCAGTAGAAGCTGTAAAATTATGTTCAGCTTCTAAAATTTCTTGTTTAAAGCTATTGCAAATTGCCGATGTTATTGCCATAGTTATCTCCTAATTATTGATTCGCAGATTCAATCGGTATACGAATAGTACCATCAGTATAATCGTCTCGTCTACGTCTCCCAATTTGCATGGCTGCAAATTTTTCTAACTCTTGTTTATACTTATTTTCATAAAGTGTCAACATATCCATTGGACCTTTTAAATATCCATAAGCTTCTACCAGGCAGGCATATAAAAGCCCTTGGGGAAAATTAAGACTTATATAATTAGTCTCATTCCCAGACTCTAAAGTTGCTGCCATTTTATTATAATATATTCTAAAATTGTAATTAGCATCCGGAGTAGGAGCCAAATATATAGATCCTGACGTAGTATCAGATAATCCTGTAGCTCCTCCAAACATGGCATAATATTTAGGTTTTCCCGTAACATCTTGACCTGTTGAAGAACCTTCTGGTCCTGTTAACCTACCTACATATTCAGTTAAAAAGGTCTGATCACGTTTTTGGAGCCACGTACCTTGTTCTGTAGTATTACTAGCATTGAAAACTTCAACCCCTCTTACAAATAAAGCTCCACCTGGAACTCTTATATTATTTACATCTGCCGCCATAGTTCCTTCTGAAACAAATCTGTCAGAATCAATTGGAGCATCATACATAATCCGCTGTTGAGCATTTAAAATTAAATTTTCTAAAATAGCAGTAGTAAATACAGTGTCATCAACCTCTGTATAACTTCTTATCATTGTTACTAATGTTGTATAACTAATTCCAGACATTATTTTTGTAAAGTAACCGGTCCAACGGACATCGGATAACCCCCTCCTGTTGCAACACTTGTTGCGTTTGTATCGGCGCTAAAATAAAACCAATCAGTCCCATAAATTCCACTGCTATTAGGACCATCAGTATCAGTAGCACCATTAACATATTTACCTACAGTTATAGTATATCCTGCAGCTTTTGCAATCGTTGCTCCTGTAATTCCTCCTACTCCTTCAGGATTTCCATAATTTCCTGCTGCTCCTAAAGGTCCTCTAAATCTTTTTGTATCTCCTGTTGTAAAACCATGACCTGGTAAATTAACATTTACAATTGCAGAACCTACTTGATATGTTTCTAAAGGATTTTCTTTTAATAAATCAGCTACTGCAAATTCGGTTCTCGCAGGTTTAGCATGCTGTAAAGCTTGTGGGTCTGCTCCATGTGGTCTTGGATCTACCTGTGGTTGTTTAGGCTCAAATTCTGAATTATGTACCCAGGCACCATTCCATTCTTGAACCATTTCTCTATATGGAAATGCTGCTCCAGAACGATCTGAAATCATTAATGCATATCTACCTCTAGAAAATTTTCCCATTATTCTTTGTATCCTCTATGTTTTAACCATTTTTTAACATTTTTATCTGACGCTGAAGAAACCGTAGAATAAGTATCTACATCCATAAGACGTGATTCATCTCGAATAGTGTGTCTTTTTTTACCTTCAACATCAATTATACGTTTAGTTTTACCTTTCCATAATTTTTTAGAAATTCTCTTTTTTCTACCTTCCTTTATTAAATCTAAAACTTGATCTTTTCTTCCAGCCGAAGTCTTAGCCATTATTTTTTTAACAGCTCCCATTCCTTTAGTTAATAATGTCATTAGTCTTTATCCTTTACATAAACTTTTTTTGTATCAAAAGAAACTATCTCTTTTGATTGAGGTCTAGGTCCTTGTTTTCCTTTACCAGGTCCTCTTGGATTCTCTAATCTATCTCTAAAAGTTTTTCTCATAAATTTAGTGCTATCTTTAGGATAAGAAATTTCTTTAACTTTTTTTCCTTTTTTAAATTTTCCTAGAGATTTTTTTAAAATTGCTCCCATTCCTTTAGTAATTAATGTCATTATATATTTGGATAATAAGTTTTCGGTGTAATATACGTACTCGCTGCTGATCCATCCTCCGCTAAAGCTCTCGCTAATTCATCTTCATAATAAAGTTTTAATTCTTGTGATCTTTGGGGTGCATATTTTTGTGATAAATAAAATGCTAAACCTGCTGTCATAGAAGGAACAAATCTATAAGGAGCATCAGTTGCATTACTATAAGCTCCTACATCTTGAATTCTTTTAACAAAATAAATATGCATATCTTTCGATGCAGCTGTAGAGTTAGCTGTTGGGTAAATAGTAACTGTAGTTTTATCTACGAATCTTTGAACCCAGAATTGACTTGGAGTTCCTTTACTTAATTTATTAGATAGAGCTGCATAAGTAGATCGTGAAATCTTTGTCATGGGTAAATCTGTTTGAGAAGTTGAAGTTCTATCTGTTCGATATTGAGCAGATAAAATATCTGCTAAACCATAAGTGGAAGCACCAGATGTTCCCCCTACTGTAACTGAAGAAGTACCATCTCCCGATGCTCTGTAAAAAGTATATTCTGCCTGACCTTCAATTAAATCAATATTGGTATCACCCACTTCCCAGAAGTGAATTCCTCTATTTCCCCATTCTTGAAATAGAATATTTAATGATCTTCTAGCACTATGTAGTTGATGTCCCGCTGATCCAACTAGACCAATACGTTCGTACGCTTCTGCAATGATGTCATCAATTGCAAAATTCTTTTCAAATGTATAAGAGCCAGATGTTGTATTTGCCATCTAAACCTCTATCCATAGTATGCTACAAAATGATCGCAATTTGCCAATACTACATATGCACTTGTACCACATTTAACACCATTTCCACCAAATGAAAAATTAAAACTTTCATTGTCGGCTGAACATCCTTTAAGATGCGCTACTAAAGTATCTGTTGCTGCTGTACCATCGTATATTTTAATTTCTAAATCAGCTGCATCTGCTTGAGCATTAACGCTTACAATTCTAACTGGTCCAAGATTTGCTGCTGAGCCACCGATGTATCCTTGCATTTGACCTGTACCAGTTAAAGCTACTGAAGCTTTAACATCAGATATCATTGTACCCATATTTTTTCTCCTTTAAAAGATGCTCCCGAAGGAGCACCTTTAATTATTTATTAACTCCAAGCAAAAGTGCCTGTGCTACCTGTTGGGTATTTACCTAGATCGTAAGCAAAATCCCAAGTACCTTTTTCATAGCATGTAAAATATAGATAACAACCAAATGTTAATCTATTTGTTGCTGCGTTTGCAGGTGTGAAAGTTAAAATTGTTTCACTTGCTGCAGACGTATCTATACCTATGATAGCTCCTGAAGTAGTTTCAATTTTTGAACCAGTTCTATAAACATCACTACCAGCACAAGTAAATGTGAGTGTAGCTGTTCCACCAGCTGTATCATCTGATTGACAATGTACTACTCTAGTTCCAACTGTAGCTGACGGTAAAGTTACTGCTTGAGCAGCGCCGCCTGTATAGTTGTTAATAGTAATTGTATCAGCTGCATAAGTTAGTGTGCTTGATGTTGATACTGCAGTAGCAGTTAAACTTGTAAGATCTGGTTTTAGTCCCAGAGTACTTGCAGTATAAGCTCCTGTTGAACTGTTTTTATTGACCTGTTGAAATCCTTTTTCGGATCGCACCGGACCATTAAACGTTGAATTTGCCATATTATTCCTCCTATTTTCTGAACATAGTCTATAGGCCGTCGACTATACGCGTCTATGTTCTCATTAATAATTGTATAGTGATTTATGTATATAGTAGATTTTAAGAGAGTGCAAGTAATCCCTAGGCTAAATTACACTTTTAGCGATGTGGCGTCTTATTTAAGTTGCCACAGAAACTTCGGGGGCAGAATTAACAATTGCAAGTTCTCTGTCTGCAATTTTTCGTTCCTCGGCTTTAATCTCAGTGATAACTTTTTTGATAGCGTTATCAATTTCGACCATATTAAGAGTATATTTGCCATTTTGCTCATACTCTAACTGCCACCTCAACTCCAAGGACCTTTTTTGTTTGTACAGCTCGTGTACCATCAATAACCTCCTCATAGGTTATTCTATTACTGGAAGCATTATATGCATCCATATATTCCCATTTTATACTTTTTTCTCCAATTTTGTCAAGGATAGATTTTTCAATAGACTCAGCATTATCTTCAGCTTCTACTTCAAAAGTAGCATGATGATCATAAGCCCATATATTTACTAGGAATTTTTTCATTAGTTTTCAAAACCTTTATGAGATAAATTAAACACTAAAGCATACTTATATTCTTCTTGCTTATTTCTGTGAGTATAGTGTGTTAGAAAAGAAGAAAAAAGGACAAATTTGCCGCATTGGGGAATAACTTCTTTTTTAATTTGAGGAAAATATAATTTTTGAGTATGATTAGTTAAATAAATAGTTGCAGAAGCAAAAGATGGAAGATGAGTATGTGGTTTAGTATAATCTCCAAATCCCTCTCTTATTCCCCATGCATCTTGCAGCTGAAATCTATTAGAAGATAAATGGTTTTCATCTATATAATCCACTATCGTAGCTAACTGTATAAGAAATGGTTTATCATGAAAAAAATAATTCCAAGCAGTATGCCCTCCAATAACATTGGTTTTATAACTTTGGTTATCTTCTTTTTTTAAACCTTTGTCTATTTCATTTATAAAATATTGATTATCTATATCTAGTGTTCCTTCAATAAAAAAATAATCTCTTTCTATTTTTGATCTAATTTCTTTCTCTATTTTCATACACCTTTCTTAAATTTAAAATGTGGCGAGACTATGTCCCGCCACATAATTAGTTTAGATTACGCACCTTCAACGCCGAAGATACCTCTATAGTCAGAACAGCCGAAGCTGTATCTTTCTCTAGCTTTGTATCTAACGTTACCAGTATCAAAGTCTCCTTCCATTGAAGTTGTCAATGGAGTTCTTGAGAACATTTTCATACCGTTTGGAACGTCTGTAATGATGTACCATGAATCAGAGTCAGTTAAGAAATTGTTCACTCTGTATCCTTGAGGAATCATTCCCATACTGTTGATTGCATTGATGTCATTATCAGATGTCTGTGTTCTACCTTGAGATTTCATCAATCTCTCAGCTTGGAACTGATTAGCAGAAGGAACGATCATTTTCACTCCTTTAGCTGCTATTCTTAAACCTCTTTCATCAGTCATAGCAGCGATATCAATCAATGCTTGTTCTAATGAAGTTTCGTTTAAGTCCGCTTGAGTAGATAAAGTGTTTGCAACATTAGGTCCAGTCATGCACGGGTGTGCTGTACTGAATAATGCTACTGCGTCACCTGTTTTGAACGTAGCTACCGAAGGTAGACCATTGTTCAAAGGTATTGCACCTTTAACTTCTTTTGCGTTAGACATCGATCTAGCTAATGCTTTAGTGTATCTAGAAGCTAATCTATCGTAGAGGTTATCTTCGATAGCTTCTTCTGTGATAGCGAAAGCAAGCGCGATCGTTTCCATAGTGTAACGAGCAGTGTAAGTCTCTTGCGCTTCATCATATGATACGCCTTGACCCTCTGCTTTTACATCTGCGTTTGCGAATCCCGATAACATTACTTCCTCTTCGAAAGCTCTGTCACTTGATTCAGTTACGTATATTTCAGCGTGTTGATTATCATAACGCTTATATTCCAGCCCAAATAGTGCATTTAGGCCTGGTTCTAGTTCTTTAACTAGTTGTGCTCTTGATATTGCCATGTCTATTTGCTCCTATTATGCCCACGATACTGCGCCAGTGAAATATTGGTTGAGGTTATGAGCAACAACAACGCTTCTATATGCAGCGCTTTCATTGTTCTCAGGATCCTCGGCTGATCTTACCAATCTCCATTGATTTGCAGTAGCATGTCTAGTTGAATACGTTAACGTTGAGCTTGACTGACCATTAATTTCTGAGCCAGCAGCTGTTACAGTTAAGCCATATGTTTTACCATATTCAGCTTGCGCTGCAGCAGCATCAATCGAACCAACAAAAAGTTGAGTTGGATTGTCCACTACAAAACATGTAACGTCTTCACTATTAGCTGGAGTAATTGGTTGGTTATACCAGTTCGCCCACGTCGGCTTCAAAGTTGTAGCCGCATTGTAGAAGATACCGTTAAATACACCAATACACGTATTTGTGATAGCTGCTTGAGCTGTGATTATATATCCAGCTGAGCTTTTTACAGCTGAGCCTTGAAATAAATCAGTAGTCATACCAGCATCAATGTAGTATTTGCCTTGTCCTTGAGTAGCCGGTGTTGAACCGATTGTACCTGCAGGAATCAAACCAAAACCACTAGTGTTTCTATTTGCCATAGTATTTACTCCTTGTGTCTATTTTCATAGACGGGTTAATTTAAATCGATAGTTTAAGAATTACTTCTTTGTACCACCGAAGGTTACACGAGACTGTCGATCGACATCGATCGGCATACTCTTATGTTGTTCCCTAAGCAAGTCGTTTGTTACTGCTTCGTCTTGACCGTCAGTTTGTCTTTTCTGATAATCAACACGCGCTTTCGCGAGTTCTTCGGGTATCCTAGCCAACAATAGGCCCCCTACTCCAATGACTCCAGCGTATTTTCCGTCAGCTATGACAGGATAGTCTGCGTCTTTATACTCGTCAGCTCGTACTAACTCGTAACCAGATCTCAATCTTCCGTAAACATTTTTACCGTCGATGAAACCCATAGACTCAGCTCTAATCCAACGGTGTCTAAAACCGTCAGGCGCTGGTGGTGCATCCAGAGAGGATGGTGGCTTGTACTCTTTAGGACGTTCAGTTTTTGTCCGAGTTTCCGCCGCACGAGAAGTTATTTTGTTTTCTTTTTTCATATGCTTATGCTCCTTCCGTGAGTTTTAATTGTTTTGCATAGTCTTCGAGTGGCACTCCTAATTTTTTTGCTATATGCACCTGTGATGAAGTGAGTCTCACAGTCTTGCGCCCAGGTTTTACACTTCGATTTGCAGAAGCCACCGACTGAACGGGTCTAGGCGATTGATTATCTCCACTATTATCAAATTTATTAGGAAAGTCAACTCTAATACGTCTGTCTATTTCCGCATAATACTCATTTGATTTTGGATCAAAACCTTCTTTTTCTACTAAATCCTTATGAATTTCAAAAGCAGTAAAAGTCATGGCTCTATTTTGACCAAACCATGGATTTTTACCAGCCCAATCTTCGGCCATAGGATCAGCTTGTGGTAATGATTGTGGAGCTTCCTTGGGTAATTGTCCACCGTCAGAAAGCTGTACAGGTTTTTCCTGACCAGCGTTTTCTTTTCTTTGCTCCAACTTAGCATTCTCAAAAGCTAAGGTAGCAATTCTTTTGTTTGCTTGAACTTGAGCTTGTGCATCTCCACTTTCAATAGCACGCGCTAATTCATTTTGCGCAGACTCCATCCCAGTTTTGATATTATCCTCAAATTTTTTAGTATAATCAGAATCGACTTTTTGAAATCTATCCTGATCTAACTTTCTAGCTTTTTCTAAAGAAGAAGCATATTCAGTAGCAGCTTTTTCTCTACGCTCTGCTTCTCTCATCTTACGAGTAAGTTTAGCAATACGTGATTGAACACTTTTACTATATTCTTCAAGTTTAGAATCGTCTTCTTTTTGTTCTTTTTTAATTTCTCTTACTGTTTCTTTTTGTACTGGTTCTTCTCTTTTTACTTCTGTGATTATTGATTCTTGTTCCTTTGTTTCTACAACTTCTTCCTCTTTTGGTTCTTCTAAAGCTACATCAAATTCTGGACCTGATGTATCTATATCAACCGGTTTCTCACTTGGTTTTTTTATTTCCTCTGGCATAGTTTTCCTCCTTCTATGTTAAAATTTATGCAAGATGTCTGTTGGATCTTGTACTGTTGCTAATATTTCGTCATCATTAAGAAGACGAACTTCCCCACCATCAATTTCTATACGTGATCCTGCATAACGCGCAAAGATCACCCAATCACCAACCTTGCACCACGGACCATCTGGAAACCTTTCAGTATCCTTATAACAAGCTGGGCCCATAGCTAATACGTTTCCGCATTGTGAGCCAACTTGTTGACGATCTATAGTTTCTTCCCCTAAAAGAACTCCCCCTTTAGTTTTCTCACTCATTCTAAAAGGTAGGACTAGCATTCGCCAACCCGTAGGTTTTGGTAATTTTGTTTTTTCTTTTGTAACTTCTTTTTGTTCTTCTGATCTTTTTAGACCAACTAATTTATTATTTGGTAGGTGGATCTTTGAGGCCTCGTTTGAGGTCGATAACGGTTCCTGATTTGCCATTTAGCTCCTTATCATGTTGCAGGTTAGAGATTTCCTGTCGCACTGATTCCAGTGCATTAATTTGTCCTATTATATACTTGTATGTTTCCATATTGTCAACCCCTCCGGACGTTATAGAGATTGCTAATTGTTGTACTCTTCTATCTACTGCTTTCTGTAGTCTGTATAGAATTTGTTCTGGTTCCATATTATATTATTCCAACTGCTCGTAGACAATCAGGACAATTTTTTCTAAATCTTGTATGAGTAACACAATGTGCTACTACTTCTTTTTCTTCTGTAGAAGCTTCTTCTACAACTACCGGTTCTTCTTTACTTCCAAATAGGAAGTTCCATATTTTCTTTAATATTTTCATTACTTAATTTGACACCCTACTTTTTTGCCTTTAAGGACTGCACCACCAGATTTATAACCTTTGTTTAATTCTCCAATAACTCTATGCTTCTCAGCTCTTCTATTTGGATTCATTTTCTCTGCATCTAGACGACCCATTTCTTCTAGTAAGTTAGCTCTTCCACCTATGTTATAACCAGCTCTGCCACCTTTTTTAAGACCCGCTTTTCTTTTGATAGAACTACCTTTTTTAATTTCATCTTGTAATCTTGTTTTATGTTTAGTTAAAGTTTTATCCATTCTATTCCAAGCCATATTATCTTTTATTTTTTCAAATGCTTTAGAAGCTTTTTTACTAATTAAATCTTTTGTCATTACGATTTCCTTTTCTTAGCCATTTTTTTAAATGTCTTTGCTAACGCTTTTGCTCTTCCAGTGCAACCTTTTTTTGTAATCGGTGTACACTTTCCTTTAGTTCCACGTTTTTTAATTGATTTGTTAACGTCTTGTATCCATCCACCTTTAGCCATTCTTACTGGAATTCCTCCAGTAGGATACCCATCTCTATTATGACCTAGAGCCGGTTTATATCCTGAACCGGGACTTGTACTGTGTTGTAAAGTTAAAGCTGTTTGTCCAGAGTTTGGTGATCTAAAAGTTCTCATTATCTATTTTTTTGTGCAGGGTCGCTTGGATGAATGCTGTCTCCAATACGGTAAGCTCTTTTAGTTTCCGTCATATGTTTTAATTTTTTCTTAGCTTTTTCTCCTTCTGCAATAGCTCTCCTATGTTTATTAACTTCATCAATATTTTTTATATAAAAATGTTGTTTACCTATTCTTACGCTTTCTTTAACATCACCTTTTTTAGCTGCCTTAGACTTAGGAACTGATTTAATATCAGGACTTCTTCCACCGTATTTAATACGTTCTTCACGTGTAGATTTACCACGTGCAATTTTACTTTGCTTATATTTTCTAACAGCTTTACCAAAACCTTTTTTGGCTACTCCAAATATTCCCATAATTACCTACTACTTATTAACTTTGTTCTTACGTCCGAACTTAGCTTTTCTTTTACCCCAAGCTCCATAAGATTCATCTCTACGAGCTTTCATAGATTGTTTCTTAGTGGATTCTTTTCCAGTTCTCATACCTAGAGATTCATCTTCTCTAGCTTTGTATCCCTGCTTGAATTTTTTTCTTCCAGCAGATTTTCCACTTTTGTATGGGAATCTAGATTTGTAAGGTCTTGTTCCGAAATCATTTCTCATAATTTTCTCCTTATGTATTTATATGTTTTTAATTATTAATTGTCTACCTTATTTTTTACCGTTCCTGAATATCTGAGTTCCCTTTATACCAAAAACGCTCGCCACGACAAGAATCCATAAATTTGTAAACCATGTCGGCAATGACTGGAAATGCTCAAAAAAGATTTTTATCTTGTCCATAGCAGCCGGATCTTCCGACCAGACCCCATATGCAAGCACCAAAATTGGGAGTGTGAGAATCGCCAAAATTACCTCGTCCTTATAATCTGTTTGACGGGCTTCTAATAGTTTTCCCTGGTAAGCTTCCTCGCCACGAGCTTGTCGCTCGGCGTGCAATAACTGTGCATCAGACATTGCAACTTTCGCTCTCTGCTTATTAGCATAAATTTTACTACCAGCAGAAACGGCTAATTTAATTGCCGATAACCACATACTAGTACCAAGTTGCTGTTTGTTTTCTAGCTGCTCCAGTACCTTTTACAGTCACTTTATCACCTTGAGCAATATAATTTCTTCCTCTAATACTTGTTTTAGATCTTGGATCTAAATGTAAGTTCTGAGAAGGAACACTAATATTTTTAGATTTTCCTAACGGTGCTTGTTTTTCTTTTGCCATATTTTTCTCCTAGGTTTGTATATACTATGATCTCGGACCTTTCAAGGTCTTAACATCTTTAGCCTTCATTCTATCTGAAGTCAGTTTAACATCAGCAGATATCAATGATTTTTCAATTGCTGTATCTGCTCTTAAATTAGCTAATTCTTCATTCTGTTTAATTTTATCATCAGTAATTTCTCTGTTTTGAACAAGTTTAGCTTTATCTAAATTAATTCTATTTTGATCCTCTTTCATTTTTCTCTCAGTATCCATAGCTTTTAAATCTACTTCTCTTTGTTTCAATTTAAGTAATGGATCATGATCAAACTGAGATGTAATAGCTTTTTCTTCCTTCATAAATTCTTCAGTCATTTCAGCAATCAATATTGCTTTTCTAGCTTCTATTTTTTGAGAAATTTGAGCTAACTGTTGTTGCATCTGTGGATTTTGAACAGCAGCTTGTTGCATTTGTGGTAACATTTGAAATTCTTGTGAAAATTCTAACTGAACTTGTTCTTGTGCCATTAAAGAAATATGTTCTAAAATATTTTTTTCTAGAGCAGCTGTAACACTTGGATTGTTTCTAACAAAATTAGTTGCCATAAAATACATGTGAGCTGTTACGTGAGCTCTATGATCTTGACCTGGAAACGCTTGAAAAGGTTTCATAGCCAATGCATCAATGTGTTCGATCGCTGGATCTTTAGGTTGATTCGGTGGAGGAGGTGGTAAAACTCTATCAATATCTTTTACCCCAATAGCAGAATACATATTTCTATAAGCCATATACATATTATGCATTTGTGGATTAGACATAGCTAATTGTAATTGAGTTTGTGCCATTGAAATTCTTTGTGACATAGAAAATATATTTGGGTCAGCAATAGGTAAAATATCTACTCTATCATCAAAATCTGCTACTTTAATATTTCTTTGTGCTCCCACTACATCATAAGGATATTCAGGAGGTAAATAAGTTTTAAATATATTAGCAAGTAATTTAAATTCTTGTTTAAGAGATACATAGAGTCTTTTGTGAATAGCTGACATGACTCTTGAACCACGTTCCAAAAGAGCTACAGTCGTACCAACAGCAGCCTGCTGGTTCCCGTCACCGACCTGCATGTCAGCAATGGACGCGAATCTTTGTCCTGCTTGAACTACAATTCCCATCAACTGCAATAATGTAGCTGATGGTTCTTTGTAAGGTAAGAATACAAATGCATCTTTTAGATTACCACCTGGAGTGTCAACATCTTTAAATTCTCCGGGTTGTATGTTTGCAGCGTCATCTTTTACTCTGACACCTCTCTGTTTAAATCCTGCTGGCAGGTTTGATAATGTACCTGCGTCTAACAATTGACGGAGAGCCGCAGTTGCAGTACGACTCAATCCGCCAATCATATGAATGAGTCCAAGGCCATAAAAACCAAGTCCTGGCAGAAATTTGAAGTGGACAAAATATTGGATTTTATTTTTCAATGGATCATTGGGCGCAAAGTTTCGTCTAATTGACAAAACTTTCCTACTACCTTCTTCGACTGTTACGATGTAAGGTAATTTTATTCCTGTTGGTTCCCCATCAGGGCCAACATCTTCGAAACCTTCTAAATCTAGATTAACGTGGCATTCTAGAAGTGTATACATAGGTTCGACTCTTTGGGATCGTGTAATTCCTTCTACTTCTCTTTCCTTCTCTTCAAGTTTATTAGTAACGGTTCCTTGAGGTTTGGTAAGTTCAATATCGGAATAAAAACCAGCTACTTGCTGTTTACGCAAATCGTTTTCAGAAATTTTTAAAACATGGATGACGGCTTCCGCATCATCTAATGAGGTAGCTGTATACGGAACGACCAGATCATCTGCAGGCACGAACTTTGAAACAGCTCTCCCGAGTAAATCATCATAATAAACTTTTTTAAATGTAGAACCTGCTAATGGTAAATAAAATAACATTTGATCAAACTCAGGTTCGTATTCTTTCATTTGATCCATGAGTTGATAATTCATGAAATTTTTAACTCTTTGAGCTTGTTGTTCTTTCATCGGATTACTCGCTCCCATGACTTGTGTTCTTACTGGTCCATCAGCTGGGAGTAACTCTTTATAAGCGAGCGCCTGAAACTGAGTAACAGCTTCAGCAAGAACCGGGTGAGTCGCCCCCGACGCGCCTTGGAAAGGTTCCGTTCTATTTTCATATTTAAATCCTAACAGATCTAAACCAACAATATAAGCTCTTTCCCAATCTGCACGTGAAACTTTATATTCTAAATAATCATTTTGTAATTGACCACCAATTTTATTAGTAATATCTTCTGGTAACAAAT